GTACCCGGTGGTACGGTTGTGAACCACTTCCTGACGGATACGGATGCGTGGTTCCTTCTGACCGATGTGCCAGATGGGATGAAGCACTTCAATCGCGTTGCTCTTGAGACGAGCATGGACGGTGATTTTGATACCGGAAATGTCCGCTACAAGGCTCGTGAGCGGTACAGCTTCGGAGTCTCCGATCCTCTTGGGATCTGGGGATCACCTGGAGCGTAGGGTAGTTAGGGGATAGGCGCGTCAATGCGTCTATCCCCCCTTTTATTCTGGGATTGATAGTCCTGACGACTGACCCAGCAGACGTTACGACGACTTCGGGACGAAACCTTTCGTAAGAAGGTAAAATTATGGCTAACACAACCTTTTCAGGTCCAGTCAGGTCCGAAGATGGATTTGATGTGGTATCTAAAAGTTCGACGACTGGCGCATTCACAACGGAATTCAGCCTAGACGGATCGGGATTGCAGGTTACTCCCGTTACGTTCAGTGATGCAGATACCACCCTGACTGCCACTGCTAATAGTGGCAGGATCAATGTTGTTCCGGCGATCACTGGAAACCGGACACTCACTCTTCCGTCGCCTACGGCGGGGATATGGTTCAGGTTTATTTACGGCGGGGCGGCAGAAGAAGCGCAGAATCTGATCTTTGATACAGGTTCCGATACGAATTTCTTCATCGGCGGCGTCGTACATTTGGATTCCAATGCAGACAATGTTTCTGTTTATGCTGACGGCAATTCAAACTCCACGCTAACCCTGACAGATTTTGGTATCTTTGAAATCAACATTCTGGCAAAAGATACAACAAATTGGATCATTTGGGGCTATCAGGAAGGTGCAGACGTACCTGCCTTTGCTGACCAGTAGGAGATGATTTGTTAAATTGAGATAGGGCCGTCCACCTAAGTGGGCGGGCGGCCGTATCTCCTATTGCAAGCGGGGCTAGGAGTCCTGTCCTTGCGGGGAGAAACTGATGGCTGATGCTGTAACATCACAAACGATTCAAGACGGCGACCGTATTGCCGTTATGAAGTTTACCAACATCTCCGATGGTTCAGGCGAATCCGCCGTGACCAAGATAGATGTCTCCGCCCTTCGAGCCGAATCCGGCACCGAAAAAGCCTGCGATGGTGTAACGATCCAGCAGATGTGGTATGATTGTTCCGGTATGACCGTAGATATTCTTTGGGATGCCAGCACCGACGTTATCTGTTGGACGCTCAGTGGCTATGGCTTTTACGATTTCCGACAGGCTGGGCCGCTCACGAATAATGCATCTAGTCCAACCGGGGATGTTAATTTCACTACTACGGGGCACTCAAGCGGTGATCGCTATACCGTCTTGCTGGCCCTGAGAAAGAGTTACTAATGGCTGAAGATCCTAGAAACCCGACCGCAAAAGTTCCGACATTTCAGGAGATAGCGGAGAAGAAGGCGGAAGAAGATCATTTTTGGGGCTATACGAGCAGGATTGCCGAAAACTACCCCGAACATGCAGATGAGCGTGGGTATACTAGCCGTATCGCCAAGAAGTATCCGAATTGGAAAGCATTCTAAGGATGCCCTTTGAAAGCGAGAAGCAGAGAAGGTGGATGCACGCCAATAAGCCTGAGATGGCAAAGCGTTGGGAGAAGGAAGCCCCGTACGCAAGGGGCGGATTTGTCCCAAGCGATGATATGATGAAAAGAGCAATACGGGAAAATACTGGATACAAAGAACTTTCTCGTATGAGAGCAGGCGGTATAGTAGGGAATGGCTCTCTTACTCCTCCTGGAGTTGAAAGCTTTCAGGATCAGGTATGCAGAAAAGCATCTAAGGGGTCCTAATGGCTACATCTGGAACTTCTACATTCAACCTTGAGATTTCTGAAGTTATAGAGGAAGCATTTGAGCGGTGCGGTCTTCAAACGAGGACGGGTTATGATATCGAAACGGCTCGTAGATCGCTCAATCTCTTAAGTCTTGAGTGGACGAATCGGGGACTTAATTACTGGACGATTGAGCAGGGTACCAAGACCTGCACCGCAGGTACTTCCACGATTACGCTGGATTCGGATACGATTGATTTGATCCAATACTGGATTCGTGACGGCTCCGGTACATCGCAGAGTGATCTGCCTCTCTCACGGTTTAGTGTATCTCAGTATTCTACGATTCCGAACAAGCTCACTGAGGGGCGTCCCGTTAATTTATACATTGACAAGCAACGTGATGCTCCGGTGGCTTATTTATGGCCGACACCCGACCAGGCTTACACCTTTGTCTATCAGCAAATCCGACGTATTGAGGATACAGGTATCGTGGGATCGAATGATCCTGACATTCCTGCGCGTTTTCTTCCTGCCCTTGTATCGGGCTTGGCTTACATGATTTCTCAGAAATATCCCGAAGCATTTATTAGGGGTGCTGAATTAAAATCCGAATATGAGTTTCAATGGGATTTAGCTCAATCTGAAGATCGTGATCGTGCTTCCGTACATTTTGTGCCGGGAGGATATAGTTAATGGCTAAATTTGCTAAAGGTAAATATGCTTTCGGGTTCTGTGATCGTACCGGATTTCGCTATAAGATCAAGAATCTTGTCCCCCAGTTTAGGGCAGGCCGGATGACGGGCCTCATGGTTGGCAAGGATATGCTGGATAAAGATCAACCACAGAATTTTTTGGGACGATTAGGCGATTATGCCGACCCGCAAGCATTGAGAAGTCCTCGTCCCGATCTTTCACAGGCTGTCAGCAGAAGATTGTTTGCGTTTGATCCGGTAGGAAGTGGTAATGCTGACGCTGCGGGCAATCTTGTAGCCCATGGCAAGGTGGGAACTGTGACGGTGACGACATGACCTATGCCGAGTTAACCGCAGCTATTAAAGATTATTGTCAGAATACGGAAACAAACTTTGTGGCGGCGATAGATACATTTATCAAGCAAGCCGAACAACGAATTTATCGCGCAGTTAATCTGCCTGTTAATCGTAAGAATGTTGCGGGCACAATTACTGACGGTAACCAATACCTGACAATGCCGACGGATTTTTTGTTTCCCTTGTCATTGGCGATTACCAGCTCCAGCAATCAGATATTTTTATTGAACAAGGATGCGAATTTTATCAGGGCGACCTATCCCAATGCATCTACTGAAGGAGTTCCCAAATATTACGGCGTTTTTGCCAGCGATGCGTTTATTGTCGGTCCTACGCCTAATGCGGACTTCACGACAGAGCTTCATTATTATTATCAGCCAGCTTCAATTGTCGATACAAGTCCTTCGTGGTTGGGTACGAATGCTGATACGGCGCTGCTCTATGGTTGTCTGGTGGAAGCGTATACTTATATGAAGGGTGATACAGATCTGATGCAGATGTATCAATTGAGATATCAGGAAGCATTGCAGCTTCTCAAGATGCAGGCGGAGGGTCGCATGACCAGAGATGAGTATAGGGACGGCACGATAAGGGTAGTTCCAGCATGATTTTTAATGGAGAGGTGGGGGCCGTATCGGTTTTTACAAGCAGTAACGGCTCGTTGCCTAGCGGACATTGGGCAGAACGTGCGACCGATCATATTGTGAAGGTAGGAGATAATTCTCATCCGCAGATTGCAGAGCAGGCGAGAGCTTTCAGGGAAACGATATACAGGACAATTGATTACTACATCAAGGAAGCGATCAAGGAGGATCGATCCAGGATGGTTACCCTGCTGCGTTCGGCAGGTCATAACGATTTAGCTAACTCCGTGGAGAAGTTGTAATGGCAATCAGTCAAGCGATGTGTACAAGTTTCAAAAAAGAGTTGTTGGAAGCGAAGCACAATTTCCTCAACTCTGGTGGAAGCACTTTCAAGATCGCACTTTATACAAGCAGTGCATCGCTAGGTGCTTCCACTACGGCCTATACTACAAGTAATGAAGTCAGTGGTACGAATTATTCGGCTAAGGGCAATACGCTTACGAATGTTGATCCGTCTACGAGCAGTACGACCGCCCTTACTGATTTCGCTGATACGTCGTGGACTACGGCGACAATCACCGCTAGGGGTGCATTGATCTTCAATGAGGATACAAGTGGTGATACGTCGGTTCTCGTTCTGGATTTCGGAGGAGATAAGACGGCTACTGCCGGTACGTTCACGATAGCATTTCCTGCCGCAGACGCGAGTAACGCTATTATCCGTATCGCGTAATGGCTAATGTAACAGGCTGGGGTCGCTCTACTTGGGGCTCTAGTACTTGGGGTGAACCTGTTCCCGTTGAAGTAACAGGTGAAGCGGGAACGAGTGCAGTAGGAAGCGTTACGGTAACGGCTGACGCCAATGTTACCGCAACGGGATCGGCGGCTACCGGATCGGTAGGATCGGTTACGGTAACCGGAACGGCCAGTGTTTCCGCTACGGGCGTGTCGGCGACGGGATCGGTAGGAAGTGTTACGGTAACAGGTACGGCAAGTGTTACGGTGACGGGGCTGGCGGGAACGAGTGCGGTCGGCTCTGTAACGGTAACGGGTGATGCCGGTGTTTCGGTTACCGGATTATATGGAACCGGATCGGTAGGATCGGTTACGGCAAGTGTTGGTACAGGCGTAACGGTTTCGCCGACAGGTGTAGTAGGAACGACAGGAATAACAGGAGTAAATGTATGGAGCATTATAGACGATTCGCAGACGCCGGACTGGGCAGCGATAGATGATTCGCAAACGCCGGGTTGGTCTGATGTGTCAGATTCACAGATACCGGGCTGGGCAGCAATCGACGATTCACAAACACCGGGCTGGTCGGAGGTTTCGGATTCGCAGACACCAGACTGGGAACCTGTTTTCAACTGATACTTTTGGAGAAATTAATTGAATACAATATCTATGATTGTTTTGGTTCTTCATGTACTGTTGCTTATTTGGGTTTCGATTATTGATAATTTTGCTAGGATTGATAGGTGGTTTAATAGATGGGTTTGGTCGTATTTACCAAAAATTTTCAGGGGTGGCTCCCAGTGGATGACATGGCTGTCCCACGGGTTGGTGGCCTTGTTGATTACAGGCTATTTCGCATTATGGGGCCTTGTTTTGCCGGAAAGCTGGGCTGATATGGCCCAAATTGGATCAATTGGCGCGCTACTCTATTACTGCGTCAGGGAATGTCGTAACTGGCGTCAACACGCTAGAGAGAAAACAAAAGGAAAATGGAAAATTCCCAGTGGGTGGGGGATTGACGGTATCATGGATATTGCGGGTCCATTATTGGTTCATATATGGACTTGGACACTTTAGGGGCTAGGGACAAAATATGGCAACGTATGTCAACAATTTAAGGCTGAAGGAGATTGCGACAGGTGACGAGTCGGGTACTTGGGGCACCTCAACAAATACCAACCTAGAGCTTATTGCGGATGCTTTTGGCTCCGGCACTGAAGCTATTACGACTAATGCAGATACGCATACTACTACCGTAGCGGATGGCTCGGCTGATGAAGGTAGGGCGATATACCTGAAGTATACGGGTACATTGGATTCCGCCTGCACCATTACCCTGGCACCAAACACCATTAACAAGCTTTGGATTGTCGAGAACGCAACAAGCGGTTCTCAAAACATAATTATAAGTCAGGGTTCCGGGGCTAATATTACAATCGGCAATGGCAAGGTTGCGGCAATATTCACTGATGGTGCCGGATCTGGAGCAGCTGTTCTGGATGCGTTTGCCGACCTAGAACTGAGTAGCACCTTAACCGTGGCTGGTGCGAGTACGCTTACTGGTGCTGTCACGATGAGCGGCGATGCTAGTGTAGGCGACGACCTCACTCTAGTGTCGGATGCGGCAGTTCTAAACTTTGGTGCAGATAGCGATGTAAATCTCACCCATGTAGCTGATACCGGGTTACTCCTTAATTCCACGATGCAACTTCAGTTCAATGATTCGTCACAATTTATCAATGCGCCTAGTAACGCAATTCTCGACATCAATGCTACTGACGAAATCGAGTTAAATGCTACTGCTGTTGATTTGAACGGAACGCTAGATGTATCGGGTACGAGTACGTTGACGGGCAATGTCACGATGTCGGCTGATGCTACGGTAGGTGATGATCTAACATTGTTGTCGGATGCCGGAGTTCTGGGCTTTGGTGCAGATACAGATGTTACTCTTACCCATGTAGCCGATACCGGATTACTGCTGAATTCCACAATGCAGCTTCAATTCAACGACTCATCTCAGTATATCAACGCCCCTACTGCGGCTATCCTTGATATCAATGCCACCGACGAAATCGAGCTAAACGCTACTGCGGTAGACTTGAACGGCACATTGGATGTGTCGGGCACGAGTACATTGACGGGAAATGTAACGATGTCTGCGGATGCGTCCGTGGGTGACGATTTGACTCTGGGAAGTGACGCAGCTGTATTGAATTTTGGTGCAGACAGTGATGTGAGCCTGACTCATGTTGCAGATACAGCGTTATTGCTCAATTCCACCAGAAAAATACAATTCAATGACTCGTCCCAGTACATAGGTGCATCGAGCGGGGCTGATTTAGATTTAGCCGCAACAACAGATATAAATCTCGACTGTACCACAGTTGACGTTAATGGGGCGTTAGATGTATCGGGAACTGCGACAATAACGGATGATCTAACTGTAGATTCGGGTACTCTTTTTGTCGATGTGTCTGCAGATACGGTAGTAATGGGGTCAACAACTGCAATCGCAAACCAGAAGCTTCATGTCGTCGCCAACGAAGGTGAGGGAGTAATTCCGTCGCCAGCCCAATCTGTAGCGACGTTTCAGCGGAATGCTAACGCAGGCAACTCGGCCTATGTCGTAATCGGTGGCGGATCAACGTCAGAAGTAGGGTTGCTGTTTGGCGATAAAGATGGCGTCGAGGTGGCGGGGGTTAAGTACCACAACAACGACCAAGCAATGACGTTCCGAGTTAACTCTGCCAACCCGTTCTCGATAGACAGTTCTGGAGATGCGGCTTTCACGGGTGCAGTGAGCAAGGGGTCTGGTTCGTTTAGAATCGATCACCCGCTCCCATCATTAAATGATACGCATAATCTTGTACACAGCTTCATCGAGGGTCCAAGAGCAGACCTCGTATACAGAGGAGTTGCAACGCTCTCATCTGGCTGGATTCAGGTAGATTTGGATGAGGCAGTCGGGATGACTGACGGAACATGGGAACTACTGTGCAGAGATCCGCAGGTATGGATACAGAATGATACAGGCTGGGACGCTGTAAGAGGTTCGGTCGAGGGCGGAACGCTTACGATTGAATGTCAAGACACCGGTTCCAGTGATACGGTTTCATGGATGGTCGTGGCAGAGCGTCAGGATCAGCACATGATTGATGCTAAGTGGACGGATGATGAAGGCCGAGTGATTCTTGAACCAGAAAAGCCTGAACCCGTGGATGATGAACATGGGGTCACAGGCGAATAGCCACATATAACACTAAAAAAATGTAGATGGTGAGTAATGGACCCTAATATGACAAATTTAATATCCCTCCTCGCTGCGCCGCTTGCCGCGGGAGCAGCTTATGGCGGAGTAAAGGCGGGATTGAACGGGGCTAGACAGTCCCTTATGCAAATCGAACGCATTGTTAACCGTTTAGATGAGAAGGTGGATATCCATGGGGAACGCCTCGCGTCAGTCGAAGCAGAAACAGCACACCTCAAAGAGCGCATCGCCATCGTTGGTAAAGGGAAAGAATGAGACTCCGGCGAAACCGGATAGTCTTAGGCTGGATTTTTCTGTTCAGCAAGCAAATTTAATTAAACAACTTCTTGCTGCAAGCCAAGACGCACAGGTACAGCTTCAGTTTGCATTAATAGCTGCCGGAATTGATGGAAGAGATATTGTGGGTGGCGACCTTGATAGTCCAACCCCATTTCTGATAGTTAGTAATGTTGACGGCACTGTCGAGGATTAGCGTTTATGCCGTTCACAAAGATTGCCCCAAAGGCCGGTCTGTTCACGGACGGTACTAGGTATTCGGCAGAGGGTACTTGGTACGATTCCGACAAGGTACGATTCCGCAAGGGATTTGCCGAAAAGATCGGTGGTTGGGTAAAGTATGTTACTGCAACTTATCTGGGAACTTCCAGAAAATTGCATGACTGGGTTACCGACGATGGTGATAAATATATTGGCGTAGGAACAAACCTGAAGTTCTATGTTAATC